AGCCAGAGAGGTGTCAAACCTGCACATTGGTTGAGTGACCATGTGTCTTGTATATATCACTTGCTAGTTCTACAAATTCAAATAACCTGTCTAAACAGGATGTCGAGATTGTTGGTAATGAGGCGGAGTGTTCTACCATGAGTGCGTCGCTCGCTATTTCAGGCGAGGCTACGGCTTCTGGAGTGACACAGTTCGCCAATGAGGCGTGTGACGGAGTTGAGATTCTCACGCCCTATAAAGATACCCCCTACGCAGTCCCTCAGTCGGATCTGCAAGACCTTAAGTCTTACTTTGAGAGGCCTAGGTTAATAAGGAGGGGTACTGTTCCTTTTGCTACTAGGACACGCGTTAATCAGTTTGACGCATCGGTTGCTAATTTCACAACCGCCTTCCCTCAGTGGAGCAATCGTTTGTCCGGTGCTTATGGCATTCGGTTCAAGACGTGCTTTCGCTTGCAGGTTGCATGTACAGCTTTCCATCAGGGAGTTTTGGCTCTCAATTGGCAGTATGGTTCTGGTTCAGGAGATACCGATGTATATAATCGCAGTACTAACAGTAGTACCTGCACTAATCTTCCTCATGTGAGGTTGGATGTGTCTGAGAACACTATGGTTGAACTTTCTTGTCCTTTTCTGTATACTGCTGAGTATATGCCCATCAGTGGCGTTGACTTGTATAATGCTGCTGTTGGCACTCTTGCTTTGAATGTGGTTTTGCCTTTTGTTTCCGTTGTGGGTTTGAATGTGCCCAGCTATGAGCTTTACGTTTGGTTAGAGGACATTCAGCTTTTCGGAGCTGATAATGCAGCCACCACTACTATTGCTTTGCAATCGCCTTCTATTGTTTCTCAGGCGCCTTCCGTTATTGCTAAGGAGTTACGTTCCAGTAGACTGATATCTCGCGGCCTTGATACTGTTTCTAAGATATCTGGCTTTATAGCTAGGCATGTTCCGATTTTGTCGGGCATTGCCGGTCCCACTGCGTGGGCTACCGATATCGCAGCAGGTGTTGCTAGGCATTTTGGTTTTTCTAGACCATTGCTTCAGGATCCGGTTTCACACCACGTGCGTATTACTGCCGTAGGTGAGGGCCAAATTGACACGCCTTATTCTGGACTTCCAGTGGGGCCTTTCATGTCCAACACCCTTGCTTTTGATGGAGTTGTGGGAGCCACTGATGTTGATGAGATGGCTCTCAAGTTTATCACCAGTCAGTTCAGTCAGGTTTGTGTTGGGCAGTTGTCCACAGCTGACATTCATAGCACTGTTGTTTATGCTGCCCCCGTTAGTCCATCATGCTTGTGGTTCAGAGCTCCTGCTGGCCCGCCTTTCTGTAACCTGGTTTATCCTAGGAACAGTGCTTCTTTGGTTGCTCAGTCTGGTAACGCTTTTGCGCCTTCCAGTTTGATGAATATCGCTAGTTACTTTCGCCTTTGGCGAGGTGACATTGTGTTCAGGTTTACTTTTGCCAAGACCAAGTTTCATGGTGGTAGATACATGGTTTCTTTTAATCCGAGGACCACTTTGACTACCGTTACCACCAATGCTAATACTACCGTGGAAGGGCCTGAGATTGCATCCAGTTTGGTGCAGCCTTATGGTTATTCCCAGATCATGGATATGCGTGATAATAATGTGTTCGAGTTCAATGTTCCTTATGTCTCAGAGAACCCATACACCAATTTCATGTCAGCTATCGGTTCCATTTCCGTTGTCTGCATGGATCCTTTGCAGGCGAATGCGTCTGTAACACCTTCAGTTCCTTTCATGGTTGAGGTTGCTGGTG